GGAAGATTAATTATATCAGAAAATGTAAAATTTTATATTGATGGCAGTATAGATATTATAGAAGAATGACTAAAGATAAAATATATATAAAAGGAATAGCAGTAAAAGAGGGAATTTCTCGAAATAAAAGAAATGTTGGGAAAAATAATCCAATGTATGGTAAAAAACATTCTAAAGAAGCTAAAGAAAAAATGAGATTAAAAGCTTTAGGAAGAAAAAGAAGTAAAAAATCAATTTTAAAAGGCGTTCAAACAATGAAATTAAAAAGGCTTTCTGGATATATAGACCCAAGAATTGGAACTCATCAAACTATAGAATCTAATATTAAACGAAGTATAATATCTAAATTAAATTTAAATGTTATTAGAACACAATTTAAAAAAGGGCATTATTCTCATAATAAAGGTAAAACAAAAAATAATTATCTTCCATTAAAAAAAACAGCAGAAAAATTAAGTATTTATTATAAAGAACACCCAGAACTTCATCTAAACAGAATAATGGCTAAAAAAGGATTTGTTTCTTATCCTCAAAAGAAATTATTTAAAATAATAAAATTATTTTATGGAAAAGAAGCCGAATTAGAATATCCTTTAAAATTAAAAAAATCAGTAGTTTATGGAGATATTGTAGTTCCTTCTAAAAAATTATGGTTTGAATATGATGGTGAATATTGGCATTCTACAAATGAACAAAAAAGAAATGATAAAATTAGACAAAAGAAAATAGAAAATAAAGGATTTAAAGTTATTAGATTTGATAAAGAATCATTGAAGAATGTAAGCAATCAAATAAATATTCCTTTATGGAGAATAGAGTAATGGTAAAAAATAGTATAAAAATTAAGGGAATTTGTGTAAAAGAAGGCATTTCCAGAAATAAAAGAAAATATTTAGCTTCAGAATTAGAAAAATTTGCTCCAACGTTAATTGGTAAAAATTTAATTAAAGACCATAATGCAATAATTGAAAATGCAATAGGAATAGTAACAAATAGCGAATCTGTTGACAACGGAAAAATTATAAAATATGAAGGAACTATATATGACGATGGACAAGGAACAATTGAAAAAATAAAAAATGGAGTTTTAAAATCAGTTAGTATAGGAGCAATTGCAGAAAAGATTGTTAAAGAGAAAAAAGAAGATGATATTATTATACCAATAGGACTTGAAGCAATGGAATTATCATTAGTTGTTTGCCCCGGAAATCACGGCACAACTATAGATTTTGAAACAATCGATTTATCAGAAAAAACTATCAAAGCAATGATAGAAAATCACAAATCACAGTCAATTAATGACAATCAAATTATTAAAAGGGAGGATATAGATACAATGGATACAACTACAGAGAAAGAAGTAAAAAGTGAAAGTAACGATTTAGAATTATCAAAAGTTAAAGAAGAATTAAATTCTTTAAAAGAAGCTAATGAAGCTTTAACAAATGAAAAATCTAAATTATCAGAAGCTATCAGAGATAATGCTATCAAATCTTATAATGAGAAATGTGAAGCAAAAGGTATTGAAGCTAAAGATTTTTCAAAAACTTCTATTGAAATGATTCAATTTGCTATTGAAATGGTTAATGATTTACCTGTAAAGGAAGATGATGCACCAGTAGAAGAGCCAAAAGAAGAACCTAAAGAAGAAGACAAAGAAAAAGAAGAAGCTGAACCTGAAACTGAAGAACCTGAAAAGGCTGAAGAAGAAGGAGATGAAAGTTTCAAAGATTATGTTATTACACATGAAGACGTAGTTGGTCGTGGAGTAGCACTATACAAAAATTATTAAAAATGACAGGAAACACATTAGGATTCATTCAATCAAATGATTATGGTAATCCAAGAGTTTTGACAGGTGTAGCAAGAGAGATAATTTCAGGTGGGCAAGTAGTAGGAACTTCAGGAACTACTGGAGTAGTAGGTTCTGGATTAGATACTTATGCAAATACAGATGTAAAATTTTATGTTTGTGATGATGCAGAATGTGCAGTTGGAGTAGCTATACAAACAGTAATATCTGGAGCATCTTTAGGAGTTTGCATAGATGGAGATGTACTTATGACATGTGCAGGGTCAGTTTTTAGTGGTAGATTAGTTAAAGCTATAGCATCTGTTGATGGAGTAGAGAACCTTGGTTCTCAAGTAGAACCTGCAGACGCAGAAGATTCATCAATAGCTGGAAACATTTTTGGACGAGCTTATACAGCTGGTGCAAGTGGTGGTTACGCTCTTATTCATGTTAAACCTTAAATGGCAGAAATGAAATATATTAAAGAGTTGTTAAGTACTGGTATTGCAACACAAGGTAGTCTTTTGATAGTTAAAAAGATTTACGATAAATTATTAGAAGAAACAAAAAAAGCTTTGATTCCAAGAACAAATGCAGCTTTCGTTATAGGACCATCTGGAATTCCAGGGTCAAGTATAGATATAGATAGGGAAGACCCAAACAGTTTGTCAATTAGAGAAATTGCAGAGGGTGCAGATATTACTCTTGATAATCAAACTTATGACAGCGTTAATATAAAACCCAAGAAATGGGGCGTTGGTATAAGAATAACAAGAGAAATGCAAGAAGATGGAAAGTGGAATTTGTTAGAAAAAAATATAAGAACTGCTGGTAAGAGATTTGCTGAAAACGAAACTAAATTGACAATAATTCAATTAGATTTAGCAGCAACAACAAATACTGGTGGAGCAGCTTATACAATAGCAGATTTAACTACACAGATACAAGACCTTGAAGATAAAGATTATGTGGGAACAACATTATTAATTGGTAATGAAATCGCACATGATATTAGAAATATCGATACATTTACTGAAGCTGATAAGTTAGGAAGTAGAGAAATGCTCAATACTGGATTTATTGGAATAGTCTATGGATGTGATGTTCAAAGATTTTCAACAAATGCAGCACCATCTACTACATACAGCAAATATGCATATCTTTTCGATAAGAATGAAGCATACTGTATAGTAGAGAAGAGACCAATTTCAATTGAAAAGTTTGAGATAGAATCAAATGATATGTCTGCAGCTTGCATAACGCAAAGAATTGCAGTACAGATTTTGAGAACTCAAGCAGTTTCAAAAACTACAACTACTTAAAGACTAAGTACATGACACACGACATAGATTATATCTATGTCTTTTTATTTTTTTTTATTTTTTTTTAACAATTAACAATTAAATATAAACAGGAGGACAAAATGGGATTACGTGACGGATTAGGATTTGAAGAAGTAAACCAAGAAGTAACTTCAACGGAAGTAGTTAGTGGAACAAACGTTTATGCTAAAACATTAGTAAAATCAGTAACTCTATTAGGAACAACTACAGTTAGTGGTGCAACAATAGCTGGAACAACAGTGACTAATGCAACAGGAGTTTTAACATCAACAGGTGTTGGTAGTGGAACATTTACATTTGGCGGTAAAGTTGGAGCAGGTTCAGAAGCTTTGGGAGCAGGTTCAAATGCATGGGTTGTTTTTGGAACAACATTTACACAAGCACCATCAATAGTAGCAACAGATATAACAACTGCAGCTACAGCATTATTTATACCAGCAGGCAGTATAGGCGCAGGCAGTTTTTATATAGAGGGACCAACAGCTTCAGATGAGTTTAATTGGATAGCAGTAGGACTTTAGAAATAAATAAATTATATATATAATTGAAAAGAAAAGTGATAGGAGGTAAAATATAATGATAATATCAAATAGAGCAAAAGAGTATCGATTTACAGAGTCAGAGATGACAACAGCTGGAGACGAAAGTATTGATGTTTATAGTAAATATCCTTTATACGGGAATTTACAAGCAATACAATGGATTGGAGGAAATCATACAGCAACTGGAAGTATAATAGTTTCTATATCTGGAACAGGTGAAACATTATGGGCTTTAACAAGCGGTTTAAATAATGTTTCTGAAACATTTACTAAATTACCAAGAGGAAGTTGTGTAACAGCAAATAATACTTCACTTGGAAGTAATGTTGGTAATGTTTATGATTATATTCCATTATGGAATATGATTAAAGTTGAAGGTGCTGGATTAGGAAGTTGTACATCAGGATTAGGATTAAATATAGCATATATGTA